TACTTGTAGTACCAATTGATGGCTAAGCCGCCGAGACCCAAGAAAACGCCAAACAAGACACCGAACTCGGACGACAGGACCCAGCCCATTACGCTGGCCCCGGCCCCGGTATATGTTGCCTTACTCCCGGCTGCGGCCATCGTGGCCTCGAAGGTTGCTTGTTGTTCAGGTGTCATTGCGTCACTCGAAGTCGGTTTTTGTAAATCCGAAAACCGAAATCACGCTCAGGTCTTCCACGTCCACCCATACAGGCGGGATTGCCTCGCCTGAGTAGCCCGGCTGCCCGTATCCGTCAGGGCGTACGGCGGAGTCTTGTTTGCGGTACATCGACCCTTTTAAACGCAACATAAACTCGGTGTGCGCCTTCGTGCCTTTGAGCGCGTCTAGGTCTTCGCGGGTGTTAATGATGCTATTGCCTGATGTTTCCATGTGCGCGCTCCAGCCAGCTAAACAGGTTATGCGTATCGGCCCAGCTTGCGTGGCCAGACCAAGATGCCAAAAACATTTTCAGCGCATTTGTGTCTTTGCGCTGCATGTACTTTTGTATTTTACGCTTTGCCCGCAAAACGGAGTCTTTTCTCAGCAACTTGTGCCCCGGCCACAGTCTGTAGCCCAAAAAGTTGACGCCTTTGCTGACTGGAGATACCTGCCATTTTCCTATCCGCAAAGCCAACTCTTGTTGCGAAAACGCGGCTAGCTTTGCGTAGCTCTCTAACAATTCTTCTTTGTCATCGCCTAATACGACTATGTCGTCCATGTACCGGGCCCAATGCCGGTGGCCCAACTCAAAGTGCACAAAACGATCTGCTGCGTTGCCGTATACGTTCGCAAAGAGCTGGCTCGTTAGACTGCCTATGGGGAGCCCTTTTCCTTGCGGCGGCACTATCTCGCGCAGTAAAGCCAATGTAGCCTCGCACCCTATTTTTCGCTCTATCATGCCGTGCAAGACGCTCCGGTCTATCGACGGAAAATATTTGCTGTAGTCCGTTTTTAAAAAATATTTGTATTGCTGCTGTCGTAGTTTCGCCTGTATGTATTTGGCTCCCGCATGCGTACCGTACCCGACGCGGCAAGCAAACGTGTTCGGCATCAACGCCTTTTCAAATATGGGCGCTATGACGTTGCACAGGGCGTGCTGCACGAGCCGGTCTTTGAAATCCAGCGCCGATATTAACCGCGCTTTTGGCTCATACACGGTGAACTGCCTGTACTGCCCAATTTGGTACTGCCCGTTTTGTAGTTCTTCTTGCACTTCAGCTAGGTTGTGCTGCGCAAACTCTTTAAACTCTAGGTACCCATAACTGGCGCGTTTTCCTTTTGCCGTTTTCTCATACGCATCACGTAAGTTATCTATGTGCGCTATCTCATCTATCAGGTTTCGATGCTTTTTGGCCATAAAAAGTCGGCTGCGCTTTTTGATATTTCACTACTAGGCGTTATACCGAACCGCGTAAAGTATTCCCCGAGGGAGGATAGAACCGGCTGACCACACTTTGTTGGCCCGCCTGCCGAGCCTTAGCTTCGGCAGAGCGATACGTGTTTGTGCCGTCACAGGCGAAGCGCGAACCGATGTTGTTGTTCGAGTTCGACGCGGCGTTGTTCCAATTCGAGCAACGCGAACCGGAGTTAGACCCGTTGTTCCAGTTGCCTCCGAGGAGCGACGCATTTACCCAGCCTACCCCTGCTTTTGCTTGCGCTTAATCCAAGCGCCAACCAAAGCACCAACTTCGGCCAGCAGCGCTTGCGCCGTCTGAAGTTGGTGCTGCGTAGCCGCACGTATTGAGTTCAAGAATCGCATCCAAAAACGCACCTGCGCCAAAGCGGCGTCGGCTGCGTATACTTTCGATACTTGGTTCGACTTACCTGCCTGAAACAATAGGTCAGGGACGCCAAGCAAACACTGAAGAAACATATCCCTCGCCACCCCGTGCTTTCTGGGCATGGACTGCGCTATTGGGTACAGGTACGCTACTACCCTTTCGTACTTTTCAACCACGAACATTTGGTCGTAGCAATTGCTTGTGTCTTTTACTGGTTCCATTTCTTAGCGGGCGCTTTCGCGCCCTCAATCAAGTTGCAGGTGGTCACAGGCGAAGCGCGAACCGAAGTAGTAGAGCGAGTACGACGCGGCGACGTGCCAAACAGAGCAACGCGACCCGGAGTCAGACCCGTCGCCCCAGCCGCCTCCGAGGAGCGACGCATTTGGCGCATTGTACTCGGAACCACGGCCCTCGGTGTTGGCGTTCCACCCTCCAGTGTTGTAAGCCCCGCCACGGTCACAGGCCCAAACCCACATGACTCCCGTGGCTTGAATCACCCCCCACTTAGAAGTGTACGCAGCGTTCAGCACGGTGCTGCCTTGGTCGGTACCAACCGAAGAACCCTCTGTCGTTCCATAGCTAGCTGCCATAAACTCTAGCTGCGTGAGCGTCCGTTTACCAAAAGCAGCCGCCAACTCTTGCGCTTCAAACCACGTGTACGACCCGTAGGTGCTTGAACCGTTACCTCCAAACAGTGTTGGAACCTTGGGCGGACTTGCGCCGTCGGCCACGGTCACGTTGTACTTGGACGAACCATTTGTAACCGCATCCACGCCAGTAAGGTATATGTCAACCCAGTAACCTGCGCCCACTAGCGCCATGCCGCGCGGGTCTGGGCATGCCGGTCGAAACTTTAAGTCCCAAAAAGAGTACTCGTTAATCTGTGGAGTTGTATTCCCGCCAGCTTGCGCTGTTGCGTTACCCCCCGGTGCGTAGTGAAATCCGCCAACTTTGCGTGCGGCTGCCGTAGGTGGCGAGGTATGATTGCTGGTAGCCTCAAGGGTTCCGTCAGTCTTAGCCCAGATAGCGTAGTCCGTACCCGCAACCAACGTAGGCATTACGATCGCTGTCCCTCCGGCTATGACTTTGATAGCGCCGTCAACTTCTACATATATCGTGCTTGCGGTGCTTGCCGTACCGTTGCCCGTCTTCGTCCAGGCTGCCGCCTCCGGCGCTGCTTTTCGGAAAACGCCCTGTAGATATACGCCAAGATTCGTGCGTGCCGTTGCGGCATTTGTCAACGCGCTCAGGTTGCTGCCTGTGGCGTCGCTGCCGAGGCCCAAGTTTGTGCGTGCCGTTGCGGCATTTGTCAACGCGCTCAGGTTGCTGCCTGTGGCGTCGCTGCCGAGGCCCAAGTTTGTGCGTGCCCCGGCTGCGGTAGCCGCGCCCGTACCGCCTTTGGACAGCTTGAGCACCGGGCCTGCGTCAAAAAGCCCGTCAAGCAAGTCCAGGTCGGCGTTTACCTTGGTGCCCCAAGTGTCCGTAGACGCGCCGACTTCCGGCTTGGTCAAATTCAAAACTGCGGTGAAGGTGTCTGCCATCGTCGGCTCCGGTTATGCTCTAAGTTGAGTCCAGCCCGCGTCGGGTTCGTCCGCCACGGGGGCCCAAGGGTCCCCGCCCTCTGGAATAGGAGCCCAGGCTGCACCGGCTGGCACGTTGGTGCTCCACACGATGCGCCCCGAGGCCGACGATCCGGTCGTCGTTGCGCTCGGAAAAGCCACCAAAACCCCACGGACCGCACCGGAAACCTGAGCCCCGCTTTGCGAGGCCGCTTCGGCACGAGCTTGGAAAATCTTTTCAGCCTGGATGATAGCACCCGAGGCCGTTTGGGCTTGAGCGGAACTTTGCCGCACACGTTGAGCCGTTACCTGCGCTGCGCTACTGGCGGACGCCTGCATGGCCCCCGCTTCGACAATAAAAACACCGACGGCCGTACCTTGCGACTGCGTTGCGCTGCTGGCTTGCGCGTTGCGAACTCGTACAACCGAGGCCGTTGCCTGGCTGGTGGCCGCCGCTACGGCTTGGCCTTGACGAACGCGAACGCCTGCCGCCGAGGCCGAAGAAACGCTGCCGCCGCTTGCCGAAACCGAAACAACACGCACCGCTTGCGCCGAGCTGGCCGACGTAACGCTGGCGCTGGCTTGCGCGTTGGTCGTGAAGTTTGCGGCCGCAAAAGCGCTGCTGACGGTCGCAGCCAAAGCCGCGCCGTCCACATAGTTGGTTACGCCATACAGTGACCGACCGTAAGGCCCAACGCCATAGCCGCGCCCGGCCACTGGCTTACTCCAGCGTGAAGGTCAGATTACTGGCCGGGATCCGAAAAACGTCTCCCGAGCTGATTGGCTTGGCTTCAGCCAAAACCGCAAATGCCAGCATGTTGCCGCCTGTTGCGGCGTCAAAGACCGCAGCATGCGTTACGGTGCCCCAGGCAGATCCAGCGGTTGCGTACTCAAGCGCCGAGGCCGTGGTGGCCTGCGTTGGGGCGGAGCCCGAGACCGTGAACGAAGCCGCAATGCGCGCGTAGTTGGTGCCGCTTACTTCAGTGCCGCCACCGGCTTCGCCAGGCGCACCAGTAAACAAGGCGACGTGTCGGCCTGGCTTGGCAAAAGTGCCAGCGCCGAAAACGTGGTCCATGACTGCGTTTTCGAGATAGTTGGTAAAGGACATGGTCAGCTCCGGCGTCGTGTGCGGGTTTTGAGAACAGAGCCGCTGTGCTTGGCCGCATCGTCGGCTTCGGTTAGCTCGCTCCAGAGGGTATTGTAAATCCCCGCCCAAGTTTGCAGGCGTTGATCGTCGCGCAGGTAGGGCGCTGAGTGTTGCAGCGCGCCGTACAAGTACAGGTCGGGCCACTCGGCCAGCACCCAGTTTGTGGCGTTGGTGGCCAGATCTGGGATCTTGCCGTGGTATTCCAACTCCATCGTGGCCTCGCCCGAAACGTAGGGCGCGACTTCGATCTGGTTGCCTATAAAGCGGTACAGCGCGGGGCTTGTCTGGCCGCCGATCACGGCGTTGCGCCGGGCCTGCACGAGTTGCTCGGGCGTGCCCAGCTCCAGCGAGACGGGCTTGCCGTCGATTACCAAACGCAGCGCGATGGCTTCGAGCCAATCAGAGGGCAGCGTGATAAACCCGGCATCGAGCACCGCCGTAGCGCGCTTTTCGTTTTGGCGCACGCGCAGCTTGCGATTAAACCGCGCTTCGGCCATCTTGATGAAGTCAGGCGCACGCGCGGCCAGATCCGGCGAGCCGACCCGGTTCAGCCAATCGGCAATAGCGTCTTGCAGTTCGGTGTAGTTGTCCATCATAGTCTCCCGGGCCAAACGCGAAAGCATGCGTTCTGCGGATCATTGGCCCAACGCTTGACGGCTGCGGGGTCGTTCCAGGATCCGTCACGCATCATGCGCTCGACGACTTCCATGGGGATCCAGGCGGCCAATTTCATCTCTTTGCCTTGCACATGCGTCTCGCGGTCCTGGCGCACTTGCTCCAGCAACGGGTCCAAGTCTTGCACGGTCACCTCGACCATTCGATCCGGGTCGTGCGCGTCAGTGTGCAGCGTCTTGATGACAGAGCCGCGATGATCTAAGAGGGAAACGGTCATGGTTTACCAAAAGTAAAAAGGGGGACCAGGTTGCCCCAGTCCCCCGATTTTACGCGCCTGCGATTACAGGCCGTATTCGGCGTTGGTGTCGAACAAGTCGAACACAGCGCCGTGTGCCTTCTCGTTGTCCACTTGCACGCCCCACTCGGCCAAGATCATGCGAGTCTCGGCATCGCCGATCACGCCCAGCGGCTTTTGCTGGAAGCCACGGTAGAACGCGATACGTGCGTACTCGGGATCGAGCAACACGACGCGGTCTTGTGGCAACCAACGGTCAACAACCACCTTCAGGTCGCCGAAGTCCGAGGCGTACAGGGAGATGCCCTGGACGGCCTTGTTGACGTCGACGTTGTGGCGGGTGTTGGTGCGGCCTTGGAAGCCATCAACGGCCAACTTGTTGACCGAGCCGGTGAACAAGATCGAAGGAGTTGCGCCGTTGTCAAAGCATTTCTGCATTGTGGTGCGAACCAAGCCTTCGGTCAAAGCGCGCTGGGTGCCAGCAGTCACGGCAGCAGTTTCGCTGGCGGCGTTTGCACCACCTGCGCCACGGCTGATGTTGGTCTGGAGCCAGTGGCCCAAAGAGCGAGTGCGGCGGATGCCGTCGTCGGTGCCGTCGTCCAAAGCCTGATCGGACAAGGCAATTTTTTCCATGTCGTTTTTCAGGACCTTGGACTTGATGGCCAGTTGGTGGGCCATCTCGCCAGACTTGCCAGCGGCGTTGGCCTTCTCTTGCGAGCCGGTCACAGTCGCGTCGCGCTTGGAGATCTGGGCGACGTTGCGACGGCGCACAGTAGGCTGGCCAGCAGTGCGGGCCAACTCGAAGCCTTCAGGCTGGGCGTTGCCGCTGTCTGCGCCTGGCAGCTCTTCGGTTTGCCAGTCAAACTGCACGTTGGACACATTGCGGCGGCCAACGGTGTTCAGGAAAGGCGTGTCGGATGGGTCGATGTTGTAAATAGCATCGGACAGGTCTTCGCGGTTGCCTTTGGCATCGCGGGTTTCAAAGGCGTTGGTAACTTTTGCCATGGTGAACTCCAGGAAATTTAAATCAGGAACTTGAACAATTCGGCGGCATCACGGGTGGTCCCGGACTTCGCCAGACGCTGTTTTGCGCGAGACAGGTCGCCGGTTTTGGACACTTTGGCTGTGGCAGCAGAGCCTGGCTTCATGGGCTTTGGTGCAGGCTTTGCGGCGGGTTTGATGTCGCCGCGCTTGGCCACCATCGCGTCATATTTCATCGCTTTTCGCAACAAAACGACGGCTCGGTGATCCGCTACCTGTCCCAATTCCTCTTCGGTAAAACCGATTTTCTTGCCAAACTCTTTCATGGCCGCGCGCTCGACCTTGGCTTTGCCCTCGTCTTTCCATTCGGGAATGGCTTTCAAGAGCTCGGCTCGGGCCACGTCCAGCTGGGCCGCAAGGGCTTTTTGCTGGTCGCCTGCACGCAGCTGCTGCACACGTTGCTGCTCGGCTCGGACTTGCATTTTGACTTCGGCCCGACGTTGATGCTCCGCCCATTGGGCGGCAAATTCAATCGGGTCTTCGGCTCGGAGTTGGTCCCAGTTGGGCTCTTGGCCGTCTGCCTCTTGCAAGATCGCGTCGATATGGTCCAAACGCTGCGCATACTGTTCACGCAACGCGCGAGACTCACCGGCTTCCGTTTCTGCGGCTTTGCGCATTGCGGCAACCTCTTGGGTCTTGCGCGTGTAATCGGCAGTCCGCGAGTAACCTTTAATCAACTCAGACAGAGGAACGTCGACCTCTTGACCGTCAACGCGGACGGTGTAGGCTTGCTCTTCGCCTTCGTCGTCATCGGCTTCTTCGCCTTCGTCCGACTCGCCTTCTTCGTCTTCGTCGGCGGGCTCGTCCTCGGCCTTTTGGGCTTCGTCTTGCTCGCCGTCGTCGGCTGGGTCGGCATTTTCGTCTTGAACTTCGTCGACGTTGTCGTCTTCGTCGTCTTCGACTGGTTGCGCCTTGCTCTCGTCCTGCGTGTCCTGGCTCTCACCAGACAGGATTGCTTCAAAGGCCGGAATAGCGCCAGAGACGCTAGTTCCAGTCGCGGGGGCGTTGCTGGAAAGTGACATAAGTGTACCTTAGAGGGGAAAAAGTTAAGAAGCCTTGGCCTTCATCTTGTCGATGTGAGCCTTTTCAAGCCGTCCTTGCGAGACCACGACGCGCAGGTGCGCTTCGACGTCGGCCAGCACACGGGCTGCGTGAAAAATTGCGTCCCGGTCGTTGACCTTGTCAGAGGGGACGTCGCACCAGGCCTCAAAGTAGTTGAGGCGCAGGTTTGCAAAGGCTTCGCGCAAGAGGGGGTGCTCGAGTAGGCGTTTTGCCTCGCCCGAGCGTGCCACTTTTTCTTCGCGACTGAGTGTTTCTGATGGAATCGTCATTTGACGGTGCTCCGGTTGGTTGGTAAAAAGGGTCAGAGGAATCCGCCATCGCCATAGCCGGGCGAGCCGCTTGTTCCCTCGTTGGTGTTGTCGTTGGACATGCCAGTGTAGCCGCCCAGGCTGGTGTCGAAGCCGGAAGGCCCAAACGCGGCCACGTTGGCGTCTTGGATTGACTGACTGTTGCTCAGGCCGTAGGGGTTGCCGTTGACGTCAGAGACGCTTTGGATGCCCATGGCCTGCACGGCTGGGTCGTTCAAAAGGCCCAAGGTCTCAAAGCCTTGCCCAATTTGGTCAGCCGCTTGCCCTGCGCCGTAGCTGCCCAGGCCGCCGATGGCCGAACCCAGCAAACCGACCAAGCCAGGAACCTGGCTCATTTTGCCGCCCAGAGACATCGCGTCGAGCGCAGCCTGGATGCCACCCAAACTCGGACCGGCCCCGGGGCCGCTGCCAAACCCACCGCCGCTGTCGCCCATTGGGGTAAACCCGCCCCCGCTGTCGCCGCTCGTTGGCGCTGCCGTGCCCGCATAAGCCGCCAGGCCTTGCTTGGCTCGGCGCTTGACGGTGCGCGTAGCTGAATCGACGTAGTACTCGTAGTCGTTGGGGTTGCCCACGGAAGGCCGCTTGTCCTGTTGTGAGGGCAGCAGCTGAAACGGCGTGATGTCATAGGCCATCGGTGGGGGCTCCAGTAAAGTTGGCGGGGGCTGCGGGCATTGCGGGTGCAGGCATTGGGGCGTTGGCGCTGTTGAAGGCGTCGGCCACCAAGCTGTGGCGGCTCTTGTCCACCTCGGCTTGGATCTGCATTGACTTGGCCGTCAGGTCTGCGCCGTATTTCTGCTCGATCTCGGACAACTTGATGATGCCCTCTTGCGCCAGCTCGTCGCGTCGGAAATCGTCGTCCATGCGCTGCTTTTCGCGCTCGTGGTTCAGCTGGGCCGTGGACTCTTCGAGTTTGAGGTTGTCGTTGAGTTTGATCGACTCGATCTGCGCCTGCGCCAGCAGCAAAGCGGCGTCGGGCTGCTGCGGCTTGGGCTGGGCTTTCCACTCGCGGGGCACTTGGTTGAAGTAGCGCTCGGCCTGACGGAAACCGGCCAGACGGGTGAGGTCTTGCAGGGCCGTCGAGTATTGGGCCATGGTGACCAACGGGTTCTCAGCGCCCAGGGTCTGCAAGATGGTCTCTTGCTTTTGGACCACGGCACCCAGCTTCTGGATCCGCTCCTCGACCGGCAGCATGGCGTCGGCCACGTTCACGTCCATGTCCATCTCGGCGTTCCAGCCGCGAGGATCCACAGCCACCCAGCCGCCATTCAGGCGCATGGTCTTTGGCTTGTCTTGGTTTTCGACAAACAAGCGCAACAGGCCTTTGAAAATGGGCTTGAGGAAGTTGGCCGCGAAGTTGCGGGCCATGAGCTCTTTTTGGGCCTTGCTGCCGCTAATCGTCGCAGCCACCGCCATCTTGGTCGAAGACTGCATGGCCTCGGCAGACAGGCCGTCAGCTGCGCGGAAAGCGCCCACGCGCTCCTCGCGCTTTTGGTCGATGACGGACAGCAGAGGCAGTGCGGCCTGGCCGACAAACGGCTGGGAGATCGGGCGCACCATGCCCGGCTGGCGAACACGCACCAAAGCGCCCAGCTCGTTGCTCATGGCGTCGTCCAAGTTGACTTGGCCCTCGACCACTTCGGTGCGGGGGATCAAGGCCTCTTGCAGCGAGTCCAAAACGCCGCGCCAGATTTCGGTGTTCACGCGCTGGAAGTCCGACGCCTTTTCGGCCAGGGACTCGCCAATGGGGGTGTGCGGCTCGGGGTCTGGGGTCCAGACGGCCAGGTTGATGGCTTCGACCTGCTCCCAGCTCTTGACCTTGTACGCGCTGCCCAGCATGCACGCCTTGACGAGCTGCATGCGCCCGTCGATCAGCCACTCCATGAAGCCCTCGACGTACAGCACTTCCTTGCCGCCTTCGTCTTGGCGCTCGGGCCCGGCGTTTTGGCCTTCGGGGTTGCGCTCGTAGGTCAGGGCGTTGGTCTTGAGCTGGCTGTCGCCGCCTGCGCCTGCAAATTCTTTGAGCTCGTCCTCGTCGTAGCCCATGGCCACGAGCTCGTGCACCGGCATGGACCGGCGGCGGCCAATAAAACGCTTGCCGTCGGCTTTGCGAGCCGCGCGGGCGATGATGAGCTCCTCGGGCGGCACCAGGTCAACGCAGAATTTTTTGACGCTGCGCTTGTGCATGAGCGTCACGTCAAACGTCGAGCTCTCGGTTTCTGGGTCTTCGGCTGGGTACTCTTCCAGCTCGATGACTTCGACGTCCGGCTCGTTGAGCAAAACAGTCAGGGCGTCCATGTCCAGCCCGGTGTACTCTTTTTCGTAACCCGTGTCGAGCTCTTCAAAGTACCAGGTGGCCACGCCGTACTTGCGGATCAAGCCGTCTTTCAAGCCGCCGTGGATGATGCCCCAGCCGTCGTTTTCTTTTTCAAAGATGTTGCGCACGGCGGCAGTGGCCTGCGACGCATACGCTTCGTCTTCCTGGCGGGTGGGCTCAAACTCGAGGACGTGGTCGGGTCCGGTGAACACGCGCATGAGATCGGGCATGTAAGCGGCAACGGCATCGTGCACGTCGCGGCTCACGAAGTCCGAGCGGTTGTCTTTTTCGTCCTCTTCACGGATCCCCGGCAGCTCGCCTTTGTAGAAGTCGGTCATGTCGGCCTGGATGTCCGAAAACGCCTCCTCGACGTAGGAGATGGCGTCGGTGACTTCGGCGGCCAGCGCTTCGGCCAGGCCCTCGGGCAGCTTGTCGTCTGGCGAGGGGCCCGCGTTGTCGTCTTCCTCGCGGAGGTACGTCTCGTCTTGGCTGTCGAAGTCTTTTTCCATGGGGGCCTCTTAGGTGTGCCGGGCGAAGTTTCGCCGCAGCGGCTTGTTCCAAGTGTGCTTTTGGGTTCCCCCGGCTGCTACCTGGATGCCATTTTCTCCGGCGAAGGTCAGAAGAAACGAGTCGGCCAAGTCGGGGCTGCTCTTGTCTCGGGTCCGTTTCTTCAAATCGTCTTTCGACTCGACTTTGATCTTGCCGTTTGATGTGAAATTGTACTTGACCGTCGCCAGCTCGTCGATTAAGCGACTGTCAGCTTCCATGAGCGAGCAATTGCGTTTTTCCAGCCACTCCTTGCCCCGAAACCACAATTCGGCTCGCAGGTTGATGTATTTCTCACCAAAGGCTGGGGCTTCGCTCACGTTGACGTCCTTGGCTGGGAGGCCCAGCTCACGCAGCCGGTCGGCCACGCCAGCGCCCAGGCCAATCGAGTCGACCATGATTTCGATGGGCCGGTGCTGGGCCAGCGTCTCGTTCCACTCGTTGACGACAAAGCCCACGACTTGCATGGTGTCCAGGTTTCGCTTGATCTTTTGCGGCTCCAGCAGCTTGGTCGCCCGGCGCTTGGACAGTACGGTCCTGTCCGATCCGAAGCGCGCCACGTCAAGGCCCCAAACCACCAACGCCGACGGGTTGACAGAAATGTCACGCACCTTGGCTGCCTCCAACAAAGACATCGGCATGATCGAGTCGTCGTCGGCCAGGGGGAACTCGCCCAGGACTCGGATCCGGTACGCGTTGCTGTTCTCGCCGTAGGTCTGGGCCACTTCCTTGATGAAGTCAGCCGACACTCGGTTTGGCACGTCGAAGGCCGATACGCGCTTGGTCCACCACTCATCCTTCAACCGGTTGTGCGTGTCGTAGAACAAGCCGCTGGACTGCGTCGGGTTTCCCAAAAGCAGCGTCACGGCATTGTGGCCAGACATCGAACCCACAGCGGCTTCGAACACGGCCTCGGGCACGCCAGACGCTTCGTCGGCAATCAGCAGCACAAACTCGGCGTGCACCCCCTGCATGGCCTCGGGCTGCTCGGCTCGTGAGGTACGCGCGGAAATGAACACCTCAGTCGGCGCTGACTTCAGCTCGATTCGGTCTTGCTTGATCTCAAACAGGCCCAGCAGGCCTTCGGGCATTTTGCGCATTTGCGCTTTCAGCTCGGCGAAAAGTGCGTCGTACAGCTGGCTGGACGTGGGCGCGGTGATGACGACTTTGACCGTGTAGCGCGTCGTCGCCCACCAGATCGAAGCCCAGCTGGCGAACGTCGATTTTCCGACACCGTGCGCCGACCGGATCGAGATCCGGCGCTCGCCTGACGCCATGGCCGTGAGCGCCTCGTCTTGCCACGGCTCGGGCACTTGCCCCAAAACCTCCCGCACAAAGAGCGTCGGCTGGTCGTAGT